TTACCTGCATCAAATCTTGCTGAGGTTGTTGTTCCTTTTAGAGGAAGACAACTAAAAGTAGCGGGTGACAGAAGGTTTGATCCTTGGACAATAACAGTAATCAACGATGGTGACTTCAAACTAAGAGAAGCATTTGAACGTTGGGCAAACTTTATAGTCAAGGTATCTGATGGATCTGGCACTATCAATCCCTCAGATTATTTTACAGATTGGACAGTCAACCAATTAGGTCGTGCAAGAACAGACCTTGACAGTCGTGGTGAGAACAATCCTGCCACACTTCCTGTGCTTAGGAGATACAGTATGAGAGGTTGCTGGCCTAGTTCAGTGAGTGCTATTGAGTTGAATTATGATACTCAAGACACCATTGAAGAATTCCAAGTTACCCTCCAAGTACAGTGGTGGGAAGCATATGATAGCGAAAGTAAGGATTCTGTAGTATAATAAATATGGTATAACAAAGTAGAATAATATTATGGCAAAACTTTTTGGATTCTCGATAGAGGATGAGTCCAAGAAACCTAAAGGCGTAGTCAGTCCTGTTCCTCAAAACAATGAGGATGGGGCTGATTATTATCTATCTACAGGTTTTTATGGACAATATGTTGACATTGAGGGTGTATTTCGTACAGAGTTTGACATAATAAAAAGATATCGTGATATGGCATTACACCCTGAGTGTGATACTGCTATTGAACATGTTGTAAACGAAGCGATAGTTTCTGATCAAAATGATTCTCCAGTTGAGATAAATTTAGATAATTTAAACGTAAGTGAAAATCTCAAAAAAATAGTTAGAGAAGAATTTAAGGGTGTAAAAGATTTGCTTGATTTTGATAGCAAATCTCATGAAATATTTCGTAACTGGTATGTAGATGGTAGATTATATTATCATAAAGTTATTGATACGCAAAAACCTGATGAAGGTATTCAAGAATTAAGGTTTATAGATGCTCTCAAAATTAAGTTAATGAGAGTGCAACCAAAGAATGAAAAAGGTGCTAAGGGTGCTGAAGGTGTTCCTGTATTACCGTACGCAGGTGAGACAACCATAAACAAAGACGCTAAGGTAATAGAATTTTATACCTATTATCCACAAGGAATGGCACAGAGATATGGATCTGTTGCTGGTAAAGGTATAAGGATTGCCAAGGACTCAATTTGTCATGTGCATTCTGGTCTTGTTGATAGAAATAAAAAATTAACATTATCATACTTACATAAGGCAATCAAAGGTCTCAATCAATTAAGAATGATTGAAGATTCTCTTGTCATATACAGATTATCAAGAGCACCTGAGAGAAGAATATTTTACATTGATGTTGGTAACTTACCTAAGGTCAAAGCAGAACAGTATCTACGTGATGTTATGAGTAGGTACAGAAACAAACTTGTATACGATGCAAACACAGGAGAGATAAAAGATGACAAAAAATTCATGTCAATGCTCGAAGACTTTTGGTTACCAAGAAGGGAAGGCGGTAGAGGAACTGAGATCTCTACGTTGCCAGGTGGACAAAATCTTGGCGAACTTACGGACATCGAGTACTTCCAGAAAAAATTATACCGTGCGTTGAACGTGCCTGAGTCACGTATTGGAGACACTGGTGGTTTTAATTTAGGTAGATCATCTGAAATATTACGTGACGAACTTATGTTTAGTAAGTTTGTTGGTAGGTTGAGAAAAAGATTTAGTGGTCTTTTCCTAGATCTATTGAAAACACAATTGGTTCTAAAAAATATTGTAACTCCAGAAGATTGGTCAAAAATGCGTGAGCATATACAGTTTGACTATATGTATGACAATCATTTTGCAGAACTTAAGGATCATGAGTTAATGACTGAGCGTTTGAATATCATGGTTGCTATTGAACCTTACATCGGCACATATTATTCAAGAGATTATGTCAAACGTAAAGTGTTGCGTCAGACTGATGAGGAGATAGAAGAGATGACACAAGAGATGGAAGAAGAAAATGCCATGGGTGTTGGTCTTCCATTAGAGCAACAAAATATGATGTTACAAGCAGGCATAGATGCGGAGATGCCACCTACAAATGGCAATGGTAATGGTAATAAAACTAAAAGTAGTAAAAACAATTTAGGCAAGTCACCTAAAGATGGTAGTTTAGATGATGCAAAAAATGGCGGACGCACTGAGGCACCTGAAATAAACATCAAGAAAGCCAAGATATAAATAAATACAAGCGTTTTTAATGATTATGGATTCAGCAGAATTAGTCGATATGATTATAGCCGATGCTCCTGCATCGGAGATACAAGATGCTATTAAATCTTTAGCGTATGCAAAATCTGCAGATTTAGTTGATAAAGTTACTCCTGATGTTGCTGCCTCAATTTTTGGTGATGAACCAGAAGAGGGAGATCCCCTACCTGAGGTAGGTGATGGTGAACAACCAGAAGTAGACGCTGAAGTTGAACAAGAACCTACAACGGAAACAGAAGAATGAGTGCATCACAACCATTATCATTAGTTACAGACTATGGTGAATTGTCCAGTGCAAATGCCACGTCTGCTGTTACCAGTGCTCAAGTTATAAAAACTGGCATATTGTATGTTGTTTGCTCAGATGACAAAGCAGCAGGACACATTGCGGTTTGTAATACGGCAAACCAAACAGGTGTTGGATCATTTCATGTAGCAAAGGGGGATGACTTCCTCTATAGATACGGACATCCTGCTAACGCACCAGTATCGGCAATCAGTAAGGCAGCATCTGCTGTTATTACAATAGATCATACTGATAGTAAGATCCAAGTTGGTGATTATGTTACACTAACAGGTTCAGCAGTTGGTGCTTACAACAGCACTATTGCTCATGTAGAAGTTACTGCTAAGTCAGCACCACAACAATGGAATGACTTCAAGCAAACTATCACAGTCAATGCTAATACATCTGCATTAGCAGATTTCACTGGCACTGCAACATTATCTAAGTCGGTGATTTTTAGACTAGCACCTGAAACATCTTCAGGATGCACATTACACTTAAACGAGGTAGGAGTAGGATGAAATTAATTTCAGAAGAAATTGAGTCAGTTGATATTCTTACTGAGGAAAAAGACGGCAAGAAAACTCTCTATATTACAGGACCTTTTTTACAGGCAGAGGTAGTAAATCGCAACAAACGTTGCTATCCTATCAACACCATGATGAAGGAGGTGGCAAGATATACAGATGAATTTGTATCTAAAGGACGTGCACTAGGAGAACTAGGTCACCCTGACGGACCTCAAATAAATCTTGATCGTGTGTCACATAAGATTGTATCTCTTTCACAAGAGGGTAACAATTTTATGGGTAAGGCACAAATCCTATCTACTCCAATGGGAAAAATTGCACAGTCACTATTGGGTGAGGGTGTAAAATTAGGTGTGTCTTCTAGAGGCATGGGATCTATCAGACAACATGAGGGTGTATCTTATGTTGGAGAAGATTTTATGTTAGCAACTGCTGCTGATATAGTGGCGGATCCCTCTGCACCAGATGCTTTTGTAGATGGTGTCATGGAAGGTAAAGAGTGGGTATGGGAAGGTTCTATTCTGCGTGAAAGACAGGTAGAGCAAGTCAAAAAGACGATAAATACGATGGTAGATCAGAAAAAATTAGAGGAACGTAAGCTTGCTTTATTCTCTAAGTTCTTGCAGGATCTATAATTCTATAAATAATAAAAGAAATTCTAAGGAATAACGGACTGGTAAAAATGACCGCACAAAATAGCGAACTACATGAAATGGAGAACCAGGTTACTAAGGGTGCTGCTAAAGCAGACTCAATGCCAACCACTCCAAATTATGTGCCCGATGCAGGGGGAACGGGAGTAGAAGACTTAGGAGGTCCTACACCGCAAAATAGTAAACCTGACGATAACAGTAACAAACTGAAAACGCCAGCTGCGAAGTTTGCCCAAACGGGTGATGTTCAGACTAAAGGCACTGCGGGTACAGTTCAACAAGACGGTCCTCTCGGACCAGTTGGCATGAAGTCAACTGGATATGGTAGAGGTGCTAATGAAGAAGTCGAAGCATCTACCGAAGACGAGACAGTATCAGAGGTTCAAGAAATTGACATTGACCTTTCTGATGATGTGAAAGCATTATTTGAAGGCGAGGAACTATCTGAGACATTCCAAGAAAAAGCACGTACAATCTTTGAAGCGACTGTAAAGTCGAAGATTGTGAGCGTAAAAGAATCCCTTGAGGAAGAGTACTCAAAGAGACTTGACGAAGAAGTCTCTGAGTTTAGAACTCATCTTCAAGAGCGAGTAGACGACTACCTCTACTATGTTGCAACAGAGTGGTTAGAAGAGAATGCTCTTCAGGTAGAGTCGGGAATCAGAGGGGAACTCTCTGAGTCCTTCATGACTGGCCTTAAAGGTCTCTTTGAAGAACATTATGTACAAATCCCTGAAGAAAAATATGATGTTTTAGAGGCGATGGTCACTAAACTAGATGAAATGGAGAATAAACTAAATGAGCAGATTGATAGTAACGTCGCATTGACTAAGAGACTATCAGTATCTGTATCAGACAACATCCTTGATGAAGCGAGTGCAGGTCTAGCATTATCTCAAAAAGAAAAGCTTGCTGAACTTGCTAAAGGTGTTGAGTTTGAGAGTGAAGAACAATACAGGGAAAAACTCAATACTCTCAGGGAGTCTTACTTTGCTAAGAAGCCTGTATCTGAGTCCCAAGAAGTCACTGAGGAGACTTCTATAAACGAGGAAGTTAGTCCAGCAATGGATCGATATCTTCAGGCACTTCATAAGTTCCAATAAATTAAATTCAACCTTACACCCTATAAAGGAAACGCCAAATGTTTAACTCTGGACAACTCCAGAAGAAGTGGCAACCCCTCCTAGAGGCAGAAGGACTTGATAATATCAAGGACAACCATAGGAAAGCGGTTACCGCACAACTTCTAGAAAACCAAGAAAGATTTTTAAGAGAGGAGAGAGCATTCTTATCAGAAGCACCTCCTACAGTAAACACAGACCCATCAAGCACAGGTAATCCAGGTTTCTCTGGTTCTGCTGCAGTTGGTGGTCCTGTTGCTGGTTTCGACCCAGTTCTAATCTCATTAATTAGAAGAGCAATGCCTAACTTGGTGGCATATGATCTTGCAGGTGTTCAACCAATGAACGGACCTACAGGATTAATCTTCGCAATGAGATCACGCTTCGACAATCAGAACGGAACAGAAGCATTATTCAACGAGCCAAATTCAGCGTTCTCTGCTCAGAACTCTGCTGCATCACTTGATCAGGGTGATTACACAGGAGCTACTGACGGTGGCACAGACGTTGGTTTTGGTACAACTGCTCAAGGTGGTACTAACCCATCAATCTTGAACGGTGGTTCTGACAACGCATTCTCACTAGGACAAGGTTTCAAGACACAAGATCTTGAAAAGTTAGGAGATAATACTTCTACTAACGACTTCAGAGAGATGGCATTCAGTATCGAGAAGGTCTCGGTTACTGCTAAATCCAGAGCTCTAAAGGCAGAGTACAGTCTAGAACTAGCACAAGACTTGAAAGCAATTCATGGTCTAGATGCAGAAGCTGAGTTAGCAAACATTCTTTCTACTGAGATTCTTGCTGAAATTAATAGAGAGATCGTTCGTACAATCTACAAAGTTGCTGAACCTGGTGCTCAAACAAACACTGCTACAACAGGTGCGTTTGACTTAGACACAGACAGTAATGGTCGTTGGATGGTTGAGAAGTTCAAAGGTATGATCTTCCAGCTAGAGAGAGATGCTAACGCTATCGCACAAAGAACTCGTCGAGGAAAGGGCA